TAGGTGGTGTAGTTGGTACTGTCCGTGTCCAACAGAGTGATGGCGTTGGTTGCCACCGTGCAGATAAACGTCCCGCCGTTCAGTTCCGTCATGCCGACGACGCCGTTGATGCGGACGAGTTGACCATTCACCAACCCGTGACCAGCGCCAACCGTGACCACGCAGGGGTTGGCCTTCGTGATGCCGGTGATGGTGTTCGACGGCGAGTGGGCCGACCAATTGAGCACTGTCTTGATGAGACTGCCTGCAAACTTGTAACGCTTTCCTCCGGCCATGATGGGCTCCTTGAAAAAGCCGCCCTAAGGCAGCGAAGTTGAAACACAGTGCGAGCGGGGAACTGCCCCCGTAAACAAGACCCCCAGCAAGCGTGAAAATCGCTCCGTAGCGGCGTTTTCAGCGCTGGGGGCATAGCTGACTAGCCGGAAACCTCGAAAACGCCTTCTAGGAGCTACGCAGGGGAATGCGGCGAGGGGTCTGACGACCCAGAAATCATGTACTGCAAGATGGCACGGTGGGTCTTGGTCTCGTCGTCGTAATCATCCATACTCAGGTCAAGGCGGGCGGGGGTAGGGAACGAAACCATCTTCCCCAGCACCTGCAAGCGCAGAGCGCGCATCGCGGAGTAGGTAGTTGCCACCACATCTATTTGCACCCGCACCTCTGCTGTTTGATCGTCGCCATCACCACACAAGTCCTCGATAGGCACGGAACTCACAAGCGAGTACCGAATCGCGGGCCAGACATACGTCCCACTCAAAGGCTGAGGAAAAACATTCGGGTAGACCCGGCCAGAGGTAAGGGAGCGTAGCTCTGCGAAGAGATCGACTTCAATTGTCATTTAGCCCTCCCGGTGGGCGCCAGCTTTGGCAGATTGATCTTTTCTATCCCCGTCTTGAGCTTGTCCCTCAACGCTTCAGCAGCGGGGCTCTCATTTCCCGCTGCCGTCTCGGCGTCGAAGGCAGGGAACATGAAAGCCTGGGCATCCATCTTAACGGTCCCGAACTCCACGAACTTCCAGTAGAAGGCATTGTTTGGATCGGCCCTCCCTTTCAGGACAGGACTCGTGTCTCCCTTCTTCCGCTTTGTCTTCTTCGACCTCACCGTCAACGCCCACATCTCGATCCCAGGACGGCAGGCCTTCTTGTCCCGATAAATGATGATCGACTTTTTCAATGTCCCTGTGTCTTTGGGGGCCAAGAGAATCGCACGGTCTTGGATGACCTTGATCCCCGCTTTGACCGAGGTCTTTGCGAGCTTCTCCTGCACCTCCCAGGTCACTTTCCTAAGCGCTTCTCCAAGCTCGCGCAGTCCTCGGAACTCAACTGTGACTTTGGTGGTCATCCCGTGTTCGCTCCACTTTCACAGAGCAAGACCAACTCCCGGTTGGCGTTGTTCGTGTTGACGACGCTCTTGATGTTGTAGAAGGTGCTGCCACAGCGCAGCCGCCAGCTAGAGGTAATGCCGGAGAGTGCCACAGACCAGCGCACGGTGATCTTCGTGATCGTCATCGACACGCCTTGCGCAGCCATCAACGCAACCTCTCGGCCTGACAAAGGATCAAACCGTGCCCACACTTTCGGCTTCGTGGCCCACGTCATGACCAACTCGCCAGTAGCGTTCTGCGTAGGCACAGGTTCATCGATGAACACCCGGGTGCGCAACTTCCCGGCTCTCATGCCATCCCCTTTCGAATCTTCCACAGATCGCACAGAGCTTGGATACCAAGCGGAATCTCTTGCAGGCTGACTTCTGTTGACTGTTCCCTGTTTTCGTAGAGGTGACCCAACATCAACAACACCGCATGCCGCAGGGTTCTTGGCAGGGGATGTGCCTGTGTGTCACTGTAGAGTGAGTAGCCAATGGTGTAGCTGATGACAACGGCTTGAAAGACCTGAAGCGTTCCAGGCCACGCTTTACCCACAGCAGGAAGCAACCACCCAGGCTGCTGAATGAGGTCCAGCACGTAGTCGGTATTAGGCACCGTTTGCTGAATGTTGCCCTCATCCTGATACTTGACCGACTCCACGGAAATGAGAGGGGCACCGGGGAGCAAAATTTCTGCCCAGGGAAACTTGTCAATCCTGCACTCTACCGTTCGCTCCGTCAACGCCAGCCCTGTGTAGCCCTCCACAAACTCCCTCGCGACACTCAGGTACATGAGGATGAGAGTGTCGTCCTCGTGCTCGGGGGGACTGCCAGCATCCGGCGTCACCCTCAAGTGCTTTCGGCACAATTCAAGACTGACCATCGGACTTGCATCCAGTTCCGATGTGACTGTGGGGGGCTGCATTGCCATGTGTGTTCACCTTCTCCTTTGAGGGGGTAGATCGCTTGACCGACGAGGTGTTGCCTCTTCTCCCCGCTTGCTCAATGAAAACGCAGCCTCGCGGGTTTCTACAGAGCCAGCCGGTGCTCGTGACGGGCGCATTTCTGGGCTTCTGCTTTGCGTAGACACCTCGCTTACCCGGCTCGGTGTCGAATCCCCTGCGCGCTTGACCAGCGACGCCACTACATCTCTGACCCCCACTGATTCGGACGGGTCGCGCAGTGGGTGTCTCTCCCAGTGCAAGATGTCTGCGACAACGGGAAGGGCGACCACGCAGTCTGGCGTCTGTCCCGTAAAGACCAACCTCCCTATCGGGATGATGTTGGTGACAAATATCTGTGGCCCGTATCCCTCAATGTTGAGGTCAACCCGCCCCGGAGCAAAGCCAGTGAAGATGTCCGGCAACCGGCCTTGCCAAGTGACATCAGCCCTCGGGGGGAGGGTGATGTGGTTGACGATGACCTTGATGCTCTGCCCAGCGAATCCAAGCACGATGGGCTGGGTCTGCGCACTGGCCCGCCCCTGCACTGTTACAGGCTGAAGCCCTGTGAACAGCGGTATGCTCCTTTCTGCGAATCCATCGAAACCAGAGTAGGCAAAAGACTCGTCAACCCACCTAGCAAGATTCAGATCGTCTAAGCTGAACCCTTCCTCGTCGAACGGGAGGTGTGCGGGAGCAAGCTCTGTGCTTGGGGGCAGCTTGACGATGGTGCCACGTATGCCAATTGGCAACTGCCCGGTAAACGCCCCCGTACCCTGCGCCGGGAGAAACGACTGCGGCACCCACAGCGAAGGTGCAAGCCCTGCAAAGAGTAAGACTACGGCGCCCGGGAACAACTCTGTTCCGCGAATGCTGATCGGCAACTGACCTGTGAATGACCCAGAGACTTGCGTGGGCAGCTTGATGGTTCCTTGGACCACCGTTGAAGTAAGACCCGTGAAAGCCGCGCTGACTTGCAGGGGCAGGTAGACATAGCCAAGAACGGGTTGCGCGAAAATTCCCGTAAAGGTCAGGGCTACGGCGCCCGGGAACAACTCTGTTCCGCGAATGCTGATCGGCAACTGCCCAGAGAAAGCACCTGTACCTTGCGCGGGCACGGCAACGATTCCGCGCAACACGATGGGCTGAAGCCCCGAGAAGGTAATTGATCCTTGCGCCGTGGAGAAGGGGAAGCCGAAAACCAATTGCGGGGCTTGACCAGAAAACGCTGCCGCCGCTTGCCCCGGAACCTTCACCACGTGCAGCGTGGCGTTGACGACAGATGCCAACCCCGTCGCCGTCAACACCGCGTTGACAACATCGATCCGAACATTGTGATCGACGAAAATTGCAGGCCCCACGCTGGAGAAAGCCAACGCTCCCTGCGTTGGTGCCACCAACTGAGGCACCCACAGCGAAGGCGCCAAACCTGTGAAGATCGCTGCTGAGACTCCTGGGAATACTTGCGACCCACGCAACGCGGCAGGCAACTGTCCAGAGAAGACACCCGTACCTTGGGCGGGCAACTGGATACTGTTTTGTACGACGACAGGGGCAAGACCTGTGAACGCCCCCGTAGCCTGAACAGGAAGCTTCAGCTCATCCTGAAGCGCAGTAAGAGCAAGCCCTGTAAAGCTCGCTGTCGCGACTCCGGGGAACGTCTGCAAACCTCGCAACGCGATGGGCAACTGTCCAGAGAAGGCGCCCGTTCCTTGTGCGGGCAGCTTGATGCCGTCTTGTATGACGACAGGGGTAAGACCTATGAACGCACCCGTGACCTGAACGGGATAGAGTAAAGAGTTCGAAATCGCTTGTGGCGATTGTCCAGAAACGATCAACGCTCCTTGCACCGGGAACATCGTCACGTGCAAGGAAAGCCCTGGGGTAGGCGCCCTTCCCGTCG